CTAGGCAAGTATATGAAGATAGAAGCTAAGAACGTAGTATGGGACTTTCAAGATGACAACTACAACTTAGGGACTGCACTCACTTATATTATGAGAGCTGGGAAGAAACCTAACAACCCAATCACTCAGGACATAGCTAAAGCCATACATCATTTAGAGATGGAACTGGAGAATCAAATCTATATTGAAGAATTAAATAAGAGACACAAATTATAGTTTAGTTGCTTTTGGTTAGGCAATTTGGGTGGGCAGAAATGTCCGCCCTTTTTTATTAAATTAGTTCAAAGAAAATAAGTCTAAAAATTACGTTATATAATTATGAAGATTAAGGTTAACATACCAACATCATTATCAGATATCAAGCTATCTCAGTATCAAAAGTTTCTTAAAATACAAGAAAACAATGAAGATGAAAGATTTCTTCAGGCTAAGATGATTGAGATATTTTGCAATATGCCTCTTAAATCTGTCATGCAATTAAAATACAATGACACAAATGAAATCAGTTCTCTGCTCACAGATATGTTTGAGCAAAAACCTAAACTGGTAAGGAGATTTAAATTAGATGGTATTGAGTATGGTATGCACCCAAACCTTGATGAATTATCACTAGGAGAATACATTGACCTAGACACATACATAGGAGACTGGGAGAATATGGAGCGAGCTATGAATGTTTTATACAGACCTATTGAGAACACTTATAAAGAGAGTTACAATGTTCAGGACTACAAAACTGAGAGCTATCCAAACGCTTTACATATGCCAATGGATGCTGTGCTAAGTTCAATTTTTTTTTTGTGGAATTTAGGACTAGAATTATCGACAGTTATGATGAGCTATTTGGAAAGCAATCAGGACTTGGACTTGACAGAGTTTCTAGCTTCTCAGGAAAATGGGGTTGGTATCAATCATTATTTGGACTCGCTCAAGGAGATATTACAAGATTTCAACATATCACCAAATTAGGAATGCACGAATGTCTAATGATGTTATCATTTATGAAAGACAAAAACGAGCTAGAAGCTGAACAAATTAAAAGAAAGATAAAATGAGCAATAACGACAATCAAGCAATCAGAGGTTTTTATCAATTAACCGAAACGATAAAGACTCAGTTGCTAGGTGACCCTAATGTAAACACAGTAACAACAGGAGAGTTATCTGATGTCAATTTAAACAAGCAAGACATCTTTCCGATGTGTCATATTATTATTAATAACGTAACAGACGAGGAGCAAGTTCTCAGGTTTAACATTACAGTCTTAGCGATGGATATGGTAGACCAATCTAAAGAGGAAACGATTGACATATTCACAGGCAACAATAACCATCAAGACATTTTAAACACTCAACTTAGCGTATTAAATAAGCTCATTCAAGTATTAAGAATGGGTCAGTTGTTTACAGACAAATATCAGCTTGATGGCAATCCTACTTGTGAACCTTTCTATGATAGGTTTGAGAATGAGTTAGCTGGATGGGGTGCTACTATGGATGTGATGATTTACAATGATATTTATATTTGCTGATGGCAACCAATAAATATATAAATCTAAAAAAGGCTTTAAACGCATATGGTAAATATGTAGTTCAACAATCTAGGTCAAACCTGACTAAGTTGAAAAAGGGTGATGGCCCTTTATATAATTCTATTTCTTATGAATTAGATTCTGAAAAAGGAATTTTCTTGTTAGAGTTTTTAATGGAGGACTATGGAGAGTTTCAAGACAAAGGAGTAAGGGGTGCAGGAGGCACAAGAAAAACCACAAGCCAGTTCAATAGAAAGAACAACAAGGGAAAGATATGGAAACAAAAAGGTGGGAAAAGTCCGTATAGTTTTAAAGAGGGAAGGAAGCCCTCAGTTAAGCACTTTAAACAATGGTCACAATCAAGAGGACTCAATGCTTATGCAATTAGAGAATCAGTATTTCGTCAAGGATTAAAACCTTCATTCTTCTTTTCTAAACCATTCAACAAAGGCATAGAGAAATATGCAGATGAGATTTTCAATGGTTTTGTCTTAGACGTAGAAAATAAAATATTATTCGGAGAATCAAAATAAAATACAATGTCACAGAAAGCACTTAGAAGTCCACAATATATAAATGCTACCGCAGCATCAAATACATTATCAACAACATTAAAAATTAGTATTGGTGGGACATTAAGATATACTCTACTTAAAAACACAACCGCTGGAAGTAATGTTGTCTTTGAATATGCGGAACTTGCTAGAGATTATTTTACTACTTCTTTCAATGGGGTTTACGCAATTCAAGAACTAACAATTCAATTACAGATTTTTGGTTATGCAGGAGCAAATGGAACAGGCAATCCTACATCAGATATAGTTAATACTACTGTAAAAGGTGTTGATGGCTTTGGTACATTTATGGAGGGTGCTAATCCTTCAATACCATTTCCATCACGAACTGCCCCTGCTTGGTTAGTATGTTCTAAAAATAGTGCTGGAACAAGTCAGATATTTGTTCCTGTGGGAGTTGCTGGAAAAGCTCCTTATATGAAAGGAAATGGTGAAGATTATGAATTATCTTATGAAAATTACACTACTACCGAAGAAGAAATAGGTGGAGAGGGCGAAATTACTCAAGTGCTAAAAATAAACAGAGTTGATTGTTCAAAGTATGGCACAGGAAACAAGTTCACCTTTGTCAATAAGTACGGAATGCTTCAAGACATTTATTTCTTTTTAAAGAATGTCAAAAGGCTAAACAGAACAACGGAAAGTTTCCAAAGGAATATTATAAACACAACAGGAGCTGTGACTTATAATGTAAATAGTGCTGCTAAAAAACATTTTAACACAGAAGGGACACAAAGCAACATATTTAATTCAGGATATTACCCTGAAGAGGCTAATTGTATGTTTGAAGAATTGCTATTGTCAAACTATGTATGGATGACTAGACCAAGCACATCAAGTTCAGGAGTAGAGGTTGTGCCTGTAATGGTTAAGAGTTCTGATTTAGTTTATAAAACATCTTTAAACGATAAGCTAATTGAATACACAGTAGAGTTTGAGGATGCGTTTGACTACATAAACAACGTCAGATAATGCAAAAGCTACAACTGTACATAGGAGGTGAAAGAATAGACTTATTTGCAGATGAGACTGTTTCTATGACTCAATCAATTCAAAACATTAAAGACATAGAGAAGGTATTTACAGAGTTTACTCAGCCTTTTACTGTACCAGCTAGTAGTTCAAACAACAAGATATTTAAACACTACTATAATTTTAACATTGATAATGGATTTGATGCAAGACAAAAAGCATCTGCTTCTATTGAGTTAAACTTTATACCTTTTAAAACTGGATTCATACAACTAACAGGAGTAGAGCTTAAAAAAAATCTACCATACGCTTACAAGATTACTTTCTTTGGTAATACAATAAACCTAAAGGACATTCTTGGAGAATCTGAGTTGTCATCATTGACATTTCCTAATAGCTTAAATAGAGCTTATAAATACGGGACAACAAGTCCTAATGTTGGAATTAAAGGAGCAATGACTAATGGCTTACAAAGCATTATAGCTCCATTGATAACACATACACAAAGGCTATTTTATAATTCAGACAATTCAACTAAAGACCAAGCTGGTAATTTATACTATCATAGCACTAACGCAACAGGAGGAGTTCTATGGTCTGATTTAAAATATGCTATTCGTTTATATGAGATAATACAAGCGATAGAAACAACATATCCATCAATAGACTTTTCTACTGATTTCTTTAGCACAAGCAATTCTACTTTCTATAACCTTTATATGTGGCTACATAGAAAAAGTGGAACTGTTGCACCTGAAGAACAAACAACTACAAACTGGGTTCAAGTTGATGCTTGGTCACAAGCAAATACAGGAGGCACGATAATAGGTAGAGCAGGAGCTAATATTGTAGTAGACACAACTTTGGCATTTAAAGGGATAATTGATGGTGCTTTGAGCATAACCCCTGAACAGACTGATGTTAAATATGATATTAGAATATTAAGAAATGGACAAACTTTTTTTGAGAAATTTAATCAAGAAGATGTATTTACGCTAAGTCAGTTGTTTCCAAGTGGAACATATACGATAGAATTAAATTCAGCAGAAAGTTTAGAATTTACACAAGGAAATATAGAATTTACTTTTACAGGAGACACAGATACAAGTCCTCAAGTTGCTTTTACAAACGTATTAACAAATAGCAATATTGTAGATTCATTAAGTTCAGAATTATACTTTGTTATAGCTCAACAAATACCTGAGATGAGAATTATTGATTTTATTACAGGGCTATTTAAAATGTTTAATCTAACAGCTTTTGTTAATAGTGCTGGGGTTATTGTTGTCAGAACTTTAGATAGTTACTATGCCGACAGAACAAACAATTCTAGTGGAGGTAATTTTGACATCAACGGATTTTTAGACATAACTAAAAGCACAGTAGATGTTGCCTTACCATTTAGACAAATAAACTTTAAATACAAAGGCACAAAAACTTTCTTAGCAAATCAATATGGAGAATCAAATAACATTGGTTGGGGTGAGTTAAGATACACGCAAGATGGTCAAGATTTTGATGCACCTAATAAGGAATACATTTTAGAAGCCCCATTTGAACACATGATGTTTGAAAGGCTATCAAATCAAAACGCATCTCCAATTGTATTTGGTTCTACTACTATTCAATATGGGTTTTTTGTAGACAGCAATCAACAACCCTATTTTGGTGAGCCTTTAATTTTCTACGGAGTTAATGCAACAGCCTCTGCTCCAACTGTTGTTACACCTATATATTTAAAATCAGCTTCAAACGCAGGGGCTTCACAAAACGCATATATTATTCCATCTAATTCGTTGTCGCTTTCCTCAAGCACAAGTACAAAGAATTTAAACTATTCTTTAGAGATTAATGAATACACAGGGGATTCTACATTTACACAAACTTTATTTGAACAAGAATACAAAACGTATATAAGTGATGTATTTAGTTCAAGAAGGCGAATCACTAAGGTGTCTGCTTTTATGCCTTTAAAAGTCCTCTATGACCTTCAGATGAATGACTATATGACCATAGGACAACAATCTTATAAGATAAATAGTATTACAACGGATTTAACCAATGGCAAGAGTTCGCTTGAGCTTCTAAACAACGTACAATGATTAAAAACATATTAGACCTTTTAAAAGTAGCCAAAGGAGAAACTGAAAATATCAGGATAGCACAAGGCAAATACAATTTACCAAAGACAATAAAATCAGCATACAAAAAAATTAAAAGCGAAGCAAAATGGCAACAGTAAGAGAATTTGAATTAGACGTAGATACTGGTAAAGCAGAAAAGAATGTTGATGATTTAGCAAAAAGCATTGACAAGTTAGCTGAATCTATTAGTGATAGCAATAAGGAAACTGTTGAAGGTTTAAAAGACGTAGAGGCAGTATCTAAAGAAACTGCTGGTGGTGTAAAGAAAATAGGTGGGGCGATTAAAGCAGCTGGTATTGGTTTAGCTATCGCTGCATTTACACAACTTAAAGAAGTATTCTCTCAGAACCAAAAGGTTGCTGATGCTTTTAGCACAGCGTTTGAGTTTATCAGTTTAGCATTTAATGATTTCTTCAAGTTTATTGATAGTAATGTTAGTGTTGTTGTNGATTTTTTCAAGGCAATTTTTGAAGACCCTAAACAAGCAGTAAAAGATTTAGGAACTGCGATTACAAACAACTTGATTGANAGGTTTGAATCATTGCTTGACATGCTAGGNTTTCTAGGTAGTGCTTTAATTAAAGTATTTAGTGGAGATTTCAAAGGAGCTTTAGAAGATGCTAATTCTGCCTCTGCTGAATTGTTTGATGTCGTTACTGGTGTAGACGATAGCTTTAACAAGGTTGTAGAAACAACAAAAAAAGTCATAGGTGGTGTAGTTGAATACACAAAGGCAACAGTCAAGTCAGCTGCTGAGAATGTACAATTAGCGAGAACTGCTGAGTTGGCTGCGGTGGCTAATCAAGGTCTTATAGAAAAGTATGATAAACAAGCTGAGAAACTTCGACAAGTAAGAGACGAAGAAAGAAACACTATTGCTGAACGTAAAAAAGCCAATGATGATTTGAATGCAGTTTTAGATGAGCAAGAGAAAGCTATGTTGGCAAACGCTAATGCTATTCTTGCAACAGCACAAGCTCAATTTGATAAAAACGGAAATGATGAGAATGCTATTGCTCTTATGGAGGCTAAGAATGAAGTCGCAGCAGTAGAGGCTCAGATAGAGGGATTTAGGTCAGAACAAAAAGCTAATGACCTTGCTTTAGACAGAGAGCAATTAGAATTGAATGAATCTATTAGTTCAGGAGAAGCGGAAAGAAACAAAGCTAAAAATGAATTTAACGCAGAGCAAATAGAGAACGATGTTTTGAGATTACAAACACAATTAGCAAATGCTAAAAAAGAAGAAGAAATAGAAACA